TGCAGTGTCCATGCCTTTACCAGTAACTACGGAACCGAATGCTGTTCCACCAGTTGTAGTACCATTTGGATTTGCTGCATCGCCAGAGAAGCCTGTGTTTGCTTCGCCGAAGAATGCTTCTGCACCAGCTTGGTTTGTGTACTTGGAACGCATTGCAAAGATCAAGCCAGTTGGGCCTGTCATTGGCTGAACGCCAGCAATGTCGTATGCCATCAAGTTTGGCATTGCACGACGTACTAAGCTGATAAGTACTGGGTCGTAACCAGCTACTGGGCCGGTTGCTGTTGCACCGGCTGTGAAGCCGTCTGCGCCTGCAGCGTTAGTTGGTGCTGCTTCTGAAAGTAATGAGCTCATTGAAGCAGACATGTCGCCTGATTCCATTAAAGCTTTTTCTGTGTTTTCAAGAATCGTAGCAGTTACGCTTTTACGATGCTGATCTGTAATTGCAGTGAAAGAGTCATGCTCGAGAACCGGGCCCCACTTTTCCACTAGCGCTTGATAGTTTGACTGTGCCATTTGATGTCTATCTCCTTGGTTAATAAAGTTCTATCTGGGTATATTTATAATTATGTGTTTTTACCGAAATATTAATTACGCGAGTTTAAGAATGCTGTGATAGCGTTAATTGAGGAATGCTCTGAAACAGGAGCTTTAACTTCTGATTCTTCTGTGAGGATCTCTTCTTCAACGACTTCTTCAGCAACTACCTTAGGTTTCGCAAAGAATGATTCTTTGAGAGTTTCTAAGTCAGCCTTGTACTCATCCATATTTGCGGCGTCAAGCTTTTCAGAAAGAACTTTTAATCTCTCACGCTGTGTGATTGTGAGATCTTCAGTCATTTCTTCGAAAACTCTTTCAGCTTTAAGTGAAGCGAGGTGCTTTTGAAGTTCTACATTTTCAGTAATTTTTTCGTTTGCAGTACTTTTAAGTGTCTCAACTTCTTCTTCTAAGCCCTTTACCACGTCAACTGTATTTTCGTCAACATCGATATTGTGCTCTTCAAAAAGACCTTTGAGACCATCCATTAAGGATTCTGCCATTTCGACTTTAATGCCAGCCTCAATAGCAAGTTCATTTTCTTTCATCCACTCTTCTACTACGTAGTCAAGATATGAATCAAGATTATCAACAACTCCGTTTACGCCTTCTTCAATAGAGTTATTCATCTCAGTTTCAAGACGCTCTGTTGTTTCAGCGATAACTTTGTCTGCTTTGGCTGTTGCAGCTTCATTTACTGCAGCTTCAAAAACAAGTGTTGCTTTGTTTTTGAAATCTTCTGATAGGTCCATGCCTTCGAACATTGCTGCAATAGATTCGTCAAGCTCAATTACTTCTTCAACGATTTCTTCTGCTTCAACTTCTGGAGCGGCGTCCTCTTTAACAGAACCACCTTGGCCTGGAGTGACTGCATCTACTTTATCTGCAGAGCCGTCAACAGACTTTTTAACGTCTGCTTTTTTCTTCTTTACTGCGCCGCCAGCACCTGCAACTGGTTCTGCAACTTCTGCTGCTGGAACACCTGCACCGCCGGATTTTTCGACGAACTTTTCGTCTAGCTCATTTGACATATGTTCTACTCCTTTTAATTAAGCTATTCTATATGTTTACTATTTATTAAAAAATCAATTTCTAAGCGAATTAATAAAACGTTCGAACAGCTTAGCTGCCGTGGATTCATCAACCCTTCTAACTACTCTTCTGACTTCTTTTTCAATTTCTTCTTGAATTTCTTCTATAACTTCCTCTACTTGTGGAGCTGACGGTAGCCAGTGACCTGAGGCGATGTCGTAATAAAATTCAGCGTTTTCCATAATGCCGTTTACAAAACAGTTTGGGCCTGAAGGATCTGTGACAATATCCACTGTTGATAAGTGAAAATCGTCTTGAACTTCCATAATTCCAGATTTCATTGGTTTAACTGATCCCAACCCTCTAGTTGAAACCCCAATTTTAACATCTTCGTCCATGAAAGTTTTTACGATTTCTCCCATTGGTGTACTCAAAATTTTGGCTTTTCCAACAAAGTCGGACCCATCTCTTTTCATTTCAGTGATAAGGTGTGATACTCTATCACCGTTAATGGTTGGAGTTTCTGGGTGACCGAGTTCTCCAAGGGCTCGTTTAGTTTCGATGAAGTCTTTGTTATAGCGATTCATCTCATTCTCAAGAATCCCAGCAGGATAAATTCTCCCGTTACGATTTTTGATGTCTCCTTGCATAAAGATTCCTTCAATGAAATAAGACTTTTTCCCAGTCGCTTCATTGAGCTCTGTCGCAATTTGAAGATCTTCTGTTACTTCAGTAATTAATTTCATTGGTTCAATCCTTACTTAAATTACTATTATATTTATAATAAATTATAACGCTTCTCTCGCAAATCCAAGAATCTCCTCAAAGCCGCTTTTATCTTTCTTAGCAACTTCACCGAGTTTCTTTTGGTTTTGACGTGATAAGTCTTTAAACATTGCAGTCAATGCATTTGCATCTTCTTTTTTAAGAACTACTTGAGATCCGTCTTTCAATTTCATTGCACCTGGTTTAAACTTCATTGCTTCGTCTAATAGGTCTACGTCTTCTTTACGAACCTTTTTGCTGCTACCACTATCGCATGCAGCTTCAGTTTTCTTCTTTTTATTACGAAGCATTGCTAAGTCATGCCCATCAATTTTACCATTCTTATTATGGTCAATTTTCTTTTGCTTTGCAGATAATTCTTCGTCAGTTAATTCTGTTTCTTCTTTTTTCTCCCAAGGAGCTTTTTTCAAAGTAACAGCTTTCTTACCTTTTTCTGAACCTGCTGATGCTTTAGCAAGCTTTTTCATAAGGGAAGCTTTTTTGTTTTCAACTACTGTTTCTTCAGTAGCCATACCTGTCATTGTTTCAGCTGTGGCATAGCTATAAAGTGTTTGCATTTCTTTAGCAACACCAGCTAATTTGTTTTGAAACCATTCTTCTGGGTCATTGGTTGACTGTACGTATTTTGCAATACCCATCATGTTATGAGACATAGCACGTAATGCACCCATCATCATTGGTTTTTCTTGTGAAGGATCTTCTGTTAATTCTACAGATTCCTTCATTGCACCGTGATACATTTTTACGGCTTCTTTATACTTTGGATTTTTCATCATCTGCTTTGACTCGCCAGCATCTGGATTATCAGAAATCATGCGAACAGTTGGTTCGTCAAGTTTATTTACTTTCATATATTTCTTATATGCATCAAACTTCTTAGGATCGACGGTCTTACCAAAGGATGATCGCATTGGTTTCATCGAACGAGAAATCTCATCAATTTGTTCAACGTCTTCACCAATGGTTTCAACGGCTGGATCTTTTTTAGCATATGAAGCATCATAGTTAGATGCATCTGGCTCAGTGCCTTTACCTGAAGTTTTTCCAGCGATATCTCCTGTAAATTGGTGGTCTAAAGCAACTGGGTGCTGTTGAACTTCATAAGTATGTTGGTCAATAAAGCGCTGCTCATCTGGAGAAATAGGTTTAGCTACTTCGCTGACCATTTGTTTAAAGGATTTCATGTTAGTCTCCTAAGAAAATTTGTTTTGATTTTAATCTATTTATCCATTTATATTATTTGCTGACGACTCTTGCTCTTGGTCTGGAACTTCATCATCATCTGGCTCTTGTGCTGCGGCCAGATCGGCTTCTTCTTTTGATTCAGCCTCTATTTCTTTTTTCATATCTTTGATTTCATCTTCAGACATACGTAGAACGTTTTTACGCACCCAGTCTCTAGAATAGTAAACACCAATTGCTTCTTCAACATCACGTAAAGTCGTAAGTCTTTCACGTTGAATTTCTGTCTCTTTAAGCTCTTCAAAATAGTTGTCTTGAATGAAATCATATCTTAGATCATTTTTGATTTCCATAAATTCTTCTGGTGTCATAATACCTTTAAGCACTAATTGCTTTTCAAGTACCTGAGTAAAGAGTGTAGAAAAACGAGATCTTACTCTTTTAACGAATTTACCGAACTTCATTTCATCACGGGTAATTTCGGAAACACGACCAAAGGAATACATAGTTTCTGGCTCTAAACGAGACAATGGAACTTTCAATGCTTTGAATAGTTTACGTTGGAAGTACTGAAGGTTTTGATCGTCAGTTAATCCAGCAGCTGAACCACCAGCCATAGTATCAACTTCGGTTGTTCTTTCACCACCACGACGTGGGAACCAAAAGTCTTCTGTCATTGTCATCATTTTGCGCGAGTCTGTAATTTCACCAGTAGAAGAGTTATATTGTAACTTGTTCTTATGGCGAACCATCATATCTTTTATATACTGCTCAGCTTTCGATTTAGGAAGGTTGCCAACGTCAATATAAAAAACTCGTCTTTCAGGAGCTCGTGTAATAGTGTAAATGATTGTTGCATCTTCCAACATCCTTAATTGGTTTAATGGTTTAATAGCACCATGTAAATAGGATAAAACAAGAGCATTGTTTTCGCTCATTAAGCCTGAAGTTACTCTAGCTATTGAGTCTTTTGCAATCTTAAACCCTTGAGTTCCTGACTGCATAGTACCTTTATTACCACCAAAGCCATTTTCAGAATACATGTAGTATTCGGCTTTAGTTTTCTTTACTGGAATACCTGAGTGTGGATCCTTATCTTTCTTATCCATTTCACGAATAAGCTTAAGTTTTCTAGGATCAACATAACGGAGCTCTTTAATGCCCGCTTTAATATCTTCGTTATCAATAATAACGTGATAGTTAATTCTTCCATCAACATAGAATTTGCTGAACATGTCATAGCCTTGAGCGGTAAAGTCAAATAGGCTCATTATGCTATCAAATTCTTCTTGAAGTTTATCTTTTACTTTGTCAGGCAAGTCAACGTCATCTAACAGTAATTCGACGACTTTATCGTCAATGTCAACACTAATAGATTCGTTTACGATTTCGTCTACAGCCTGAGCAATCTCTGGATGCATAGCTAAAGCACGATAACGACTTACTAGTTCAGATTCTGTTTTAGCAGTACCTTCCATATCCAGAATAGTACTATAGAACCCGCCCATAGCATTACCGCTGACAGTGATAGCACCGTCATCGTTAATAGGTTCCGCGAATGAGGTTAATGGTTCAACCTCATCCGCTTCCCGTTTAATCTCAAAACCAAAAATTTTCATTTTGTCACTTTCTCATTATATATTATGTAGTAGGTACGCCGGTATTTCCTTCAACTCTCCATAAATCATACTGGAATGTTACAGAAAATTCTTCAATTGAATCTGTCTGTGACCAATCCATTTGGATACCTTCAACGCTAATTGGGAACATACCTTCGAAAACGTATGTACGTAATGGCGAACCGTCTTTACTGTACTGGGTAATTTGACCAGTAGATTTATATTGTTGTGGTAACCCTCTTGAGTTTGAATCGTGAGAGTTAATAAAGTTCATCCATTCTTCCATAGCGTTACGAATGGCGAAATCTTCGTCGTTGATAATTGTGACCGTCCAGTCAGCAAATGTTCTATCACCAGCATATTTGACCTGGCGCCCGAAGTAGGGTACCGTATATTGGCCAACAGTTGATTCCGGAATTCCTGCAGCTCTAATCATAAATGGAACTTTGATGTCTGCTACATTGGAAATCGGGTTAGTGACTTGACATTGGAAGAGCGTTGGACGTGCACCGCCACCTACGAGTTCTGATTTGAACTGGTTGATATTGAATGCCATGTTTTTCTTCTCCTATTTTAAACTATTTATTACGAGATCTGACCAACGATTTCGTCAAACTCAATGCCTGTTCTAGTAGCTACGAACGTAAGTTCGATAACGTTAATAGAACGAGCTGGCTTGATGAAGATACTTGCTCGGAATTCATTTCTATCAATGACCTCAGGAGTATTGACTGTAGAATCAGATACAACTCTGAAGTCAATAATACCACGACGTCCTTGAATGTCTCTTAAGAATGGATCAACAATGTTTCTAAACTGTGTTTGTGTAAATTCATCGTTAAATTCGAATAAGAAACTTTCAGCTGCTGTAGCAATTGATTTCTCAACCGCAATAAACAATCTACGTACATTAATACGATCAAAAGCACTTGCCATTCCAAGTCCGGTTTTATCACCGAAGAGAACGATACCACGACCTGTTTGTGACATAACTGGGTTAATGTCTGAGCCGTATAATTGATCTCTTTGCGGTTTACTTGGATTAAATGCAAGCTTAACAACGTTTTTGATAACGCCTTTTCTGAAACCTGCTGGTGATTCCCAAGCATCCACCCTTGAAATAAGGCCTGCCATGTCGCCGTTTAGAGGAGTCCAACGATACACATCGTTATACTTATCATAACGATATTTGTATCCACTATCCATAAACATATATGAAGAGTTTTGGATTTTGTTACGATGTGCTACTGCATTCGTAAGTTTGGCATTTGTCTTAAGCTCATCTACAACTGCTTCTTTGGAAGGTGATACCAACATTACGCAATCTCTACGATAGTCTACAACGTTTGATAGGATATAATTTGCCCTTGTTGCTGCGTCGTCGTTTTTACCAACCATAACCATTGAAATATCGAGCTCATTTGAGTTCTTCAATGTGTCATAAGCAAAGGCTAAGTTAGCCAATGTTGCATTTGATTCAGTTGCTGCATCAGTACCATTTACCATGGATTCATATACTGCAATCGAGCTTGAAGCCTGTGAACTAATTACTGAAGTATTTGCTACTTTCACCCAAGAGGAGAAGTTTTCAATTACATTTCCATAATAGTTTGTTTGACCTTGTGGGCCAACTGCGCCGACTGTAGTTGATAAGTTTTCAAATTTTTCAACCACTGTACCAGCTACACCTGTAACATCACCATCTTCGTCAATAACTGCGATGTGAACGTGACCTGCGCTTGGAGCTGATCCGAAAATACCATTGTGTTGCCACTTTTTAGTAAATCCAATTTCGTCTAATTCTGTTTCTGCTAAAGTATATCTTGTTGTAAAACCAACATCATATTGATATGCTGTTGTTACTGTGACTGCGGTGTTACCTGATCCAAAAGTAGTTTCAAGCTCTGTTTCTTCAAAGGTGCTAACAACTAAGTCTTGGTATCCAACACTGTCGTTACCAACTGTAAGAACGTCACCAGCAGCTAATGTAGCTAATTGGTTAGTGTTTGCCGTTTCAAAAGATAATGCATTAGCATTAAATGTAATTGTTTGTGTTACGGCGTTATTTGAAACTTTGTTAGTTGGGATTTCAGCTACATCGATCCAAGAACCGCTAAAGCCACCCGCAGTAACCCAAGCTACTTGTAATGAGTTACCAATATCGCCAGGATACTTTGCATCGAATGCACCATACGTAGTATTATCTGGGTCAATATCGTTGTTCGCAAATCGTACAATTTCTGTACCAGTTGCTGTTGCAGATCCGTCATCTGCTCTTACGACAAACAAAGCATTAGAATATGCTAAAAAGTCTGCTGCCGTGAAAAATGTTTCGTAGTTATCTGCGGTCGGTTTACCGAAGCGGTCAACTAAATCATTTTCCGATGTGATGAGAATCGGATCATTAGTCGGACCCCATCTAAATATTCCAGCAATTGCTGCGGGTGGAGTTGTAACGCCAGGTACTGCCTGACTCGCATCCACTTCACGAACAATGACTGAAGGACTTACGGAAAAAGCCATGTTTTTCTCCTTTATTAATTAGAAACGCGTTTTCAATATATCACTGTTTCTATTTATAAAAATTCCAATTTACTTTTTTGTGAGCTTTTTCATAGTCTTAAACCATCGTCTTCATAAAATGATTCATCTCCAACGTCTACGAAACCAAATGGTAACATTTCTTCTTCAATTTGCTCTTCTGTCTTTTCTCTTAACCTTGTTAAGGTATTTATATCAGTCATATCTTTAAAGTATGCTTGGTCTGTCATCCATGCAAAGAGTACTAAATTCATGACTAAGTCGTCATGAAAGCCTGATTCTGCTTCAAATGAGTTTGCTTTCTTAGAAAATCTACTCAATTCAGCGATAGTTTCATAATCTCTAATCAATAGTTGTTGTTGTTCAACTAACATTTTAAGCATTGAACAACCGGTTCCTTTTACAAGTTTTGTTGTTCTTATTCCACTGTCTACGTTTTTACCAAAGCCACCACTTAGTACTTTGCCGCTTCGACCAGAATTTTGTGTATAAAGTAGATTTTCATATCCATAATCGATATGTAATACATCTACGACCTGCTCTCCAATATCATTAATTTCTACTAAAATGCCTGCTGTATTATATATTAATCCAACTCTATGGAGAACAGAAGCAAAGTCAATAGGACCAATAAAATTATCTCTAAATACAGCAATTTGTCTGTATGGCATTTCTGAAATATCAAACACAGTAAACGTTGAATAGTCTAAACCTTTACCTCTTGCAACGTCTGCAGTTATCACATATTGTTTATCTTTTTCTGCTTGTTCATATTGGAATAAACCTTCAGATTGAGCAATAGGTGTGTCATGCGCCAATGTCTTAAGCGTAGGACCATTAATAAGGGTTCCTGATGAACCTAAAAACTCACAACAATATTCTTGGTTAAACTTTGCTTCGTCGTGATCTAAGGCTTCAATAGTTTCTTGCTTCCACTTTTCATCTCTACCAGGTACGTCGTACCACATAACTTCTTCATATTCGTAGCCATTGGTACCTTCCTTTGCACCTTTACATGTTTTCCAAAAATGGTTTAAGCCATTAGGAGTAGAAGTCATTAAAAGTTTTGTTGACTCACCAGACGAAATAGTAGGATAAACAGATGCGAAAAAATCGTCGTATCCTTCAATAAATGCAACCTCATCGAGATATAGAAAATTAACTGACTTACCACGAATTGCTGATGATGATGTCGTTCCCGCCAAAACTTGGCAACCATTTTCAAGTGCAATGTTTCCTTTGTTCCATTCTTCTACTCCTTGTTGTAGCCATTTTGGTAAAGCCTCGTATGCTAACTTAACTCGAGCCATAACCTCTCGAGCTGCATCACCTTTGTTAGCCAAAATAGCAACAGTTTTAAATTCATTAAATAAAATATAATGTAAGATAACTGCAACTGCCGTAGTAGTTTTACCAGACTGTCGAGCTGTTAATACAGCCATACGTCTATTGTCTGTAATCTTTTGAACAATACTTTTTTGGTAATCATACATTTCAAAAGGAACTAAGCCTTTATCAACGTGGACAATTTTAATATATTCTTTAGAAAAATAAACTGGATCTTTTGAACATTTTAAATATTCCTTAATAAGCTCCGGAGTAAATTCAATTTCTTCTTGTACTTTTTTTAGATGTGAGTTGCCTAGATAACCGTCACCCATCGTTGTCGCCCTTAATCATTTTAAGTAAGTCAGCAGTTGACACAATTAAATTATTATTTACTGTGTTTGTTTGTGCTGCTTCTCGTGGTGCATTTATTTCTTCCTGAGCAAATTTCTTTTTAGATGAAATATCAGCAAAGTCTTTGTTTGCATCAAGCATTGTTTTCATCAAAGTAGAGACAACTTCAAATGCCCTAGGTTGCTCAGATTGTTTAGCTATTTCTAACATTTCTTGCATAGCATCTTGACCCAAGGCTATAACACCTTGAATATTAGTACGGACTTGATCTAGATCTTGGAGGTTTTCGTCGTCTTCATCTAATATTACAGCAGGAGGAGTATGTTCTTCAACATATTCGATCTCTGTTGAGATTTCAGTTTCATCTATTTCTGACATCGGCCTAATACCTAGTGCTGAAGAAATTTTATCATCACTCATTATACATCCTCAATAATTGTAATAATTCCCCAATCGTCATCGAACTCTACTTGTTGATATGGAACAGTATTTGCAGATGCTGGGGCTGCTATTGTCACGGTTGGAGCTGTTGAATATCCAGCGCCAGGGTTAGTAATATTAATTGCAGAAATGTCACCGGATTGAGACACTGTAGCGGATGCGGTAGCTGTTATGGCTGCTGCTGGATCTATAGTAGTATTTGCTGTTAGGTAAAATTTACCAGGATTTGTAATGTTAACAGCTGACACTGTACCGTCTGTAAGAACGGCTGTAGCTGATGCTTGGAAGTCTGATGGAGTGCCGTTAGGATCGCTAATAGTAATTACAGTATTAGAGTTATAGTTCGCTCCAGGTGCTACAACGGTCAATCCAGTAACCACTCCGTCAGTTACTTGAACTGTTGCAGCTGCAAATTCTTTCTCAAAGTTACCAGTAAAATCAGATCCAGTTTGAGGAGTAGTTGGTACTGTGTAAGTGCCAACAGCAGTGAGGCCAGTAATTTGGTCAATGATTACGTTATCTATTGCACCTTTAAATGATGGGGTTGCACCTCGTTGACCTGCGATAACTTCAACACCACCACCCAGAATAAATCCTTGTGGTGCGTTTCCACCAAGGTCTACCACACCGTTGATTAACCATCTTGCAGTACCACCATAGTGTTCTATTCTAACATGATTCCATTGGTTTAAGTTAAGAACCTCGGGTGTACATCTAATTGGTGGGCTATTAAAGTTTGGCCTATAAACAATTTCATAATCAGGCTCGATTTCAATTCGCATTGTTGTGCCATTCCAATGGA